GTAAGGATTCCTGCTTCTAAGCTATCTGCTGCTGCCTCTAGGGGTGGCAAGGTAGGCAAACAAGCTAGGCTGGCTCAAACTCTTAAGAGCTTTAAAAAGTAGGAACGTGTGACTAGACTTACAGCCGATGTTCTGGAAGGGTTTGTAAATAGCGTACTACGCAAGAACTTTGATGATCCTTCTGAGACAGGTGCATTTCATCGTGAGATATGGGAATACATCACTAGCTCCCATACTAAAGTAGCCATTGCTGCTCCTCGTAACCATGCAAAGAGTACGGTAGTAACCCATGCTTACGTCCTAGCTTCTGTACTGTTTCGAGAGGATTCCTATGTCATCATTGTTTCGGATACTGTGGGTCAAAGTGTGCAGTTCCTTGGAGACATTAAAAAAGAACTTATTGAGAACGAAGACCTAAGGAATCTGTTTGGGGTTAAGGAGTTCCTCAAGGATACTGAAGATGACCTAATCTGCAACATGGATGACGGGCACTTGTTCCGTATCCAAGCCAAAGGTTCTGAACAGAAGCTACGGGGTTTAAAGTGGAAGAATCGTAGACCAGGACTCATCGTAGGCGATGACATGGAGAACGATGAGATTGTAATGAACCGAGATAGACGCATTAAGTTTAAACGCTGGTTCTATGGAGCTTTGCTTCCTGCCCTGTCTGACAAGGGAAAGATACGAATAGTAGGAACTATCCTACATTTGGACAGTCTTCTAGAGAACTTGATGCCCTCTTCTCTCCTAAAGGAGATACGCAACGGGCACAAGTCTTTGATACAAGAAGACTTGAAAGAGTACACAGATGCCAAACTGTCTTGGAAATCCATCAAGTACAGGGCGTACACAGATGACTTTAAGAAGATTCTGTGGCCTGAGAAGAAGTCTGCTGCTGAGTTTAAAGCTGCCAAAGAAGACTATGCTCGACAAGGTTTGGCAGATGTCTACTCACAGGAGATGCTCAACATCCCCTTGGATGAAACAGACACTTTCTTTAGGAAGTCTGACTTCTACCCAATCAAGGTAGAAGACAAAAAAAAGAAACTTATATACTATGCCACCTGTGACTTGGCAGTATCGCAGTCGCAGAAAGCAGACTATTCAGCTTTTTGTGTATCAGGAATGGATGAGGATGGTAAGTTACACCTCGTCCATGTTGTGAAGGAGCGCATGGATTCGCTTCAGATCATTGATGCCATGATGATGATTCAGCGTGTCTATACGCCTGTACTCTTTGGAATTGAAAAAGGAGTTATACAGAAGTCTGTTGGGCCATACCTCAATGCTGAAATGCTAAAGCGGGGAACCTTTATCAACACGGTTTTGCTGTCGCCCAGTGCCGATAAGATTACCAGAGCTAGGAGTATGCAAGCACGTATGAGAGCAGGTGCGGTCAGATTTGATAAAGATGCAGACTGGTATCAACCCTTTGAGGACGAACTTCTACGATTTCCGCGAGACAAGCATGATGACCAAGTAGATGCCTGGGCTTATATGGGTCTTATGCTTGACCGAATGTGGGAGGCTCCTACTGAGGCTGAGAGCGAGGATGAAGAGTACAGGCTTATGGTCAACAAATACAAAGCTGAAGAAGATGCTGGTCGTTCAGCTACCACAGGTTACTAGGAACAAATTACTAGGCAGGGAACACCAAAATGCTAGATCCTAAATATCAATACAAAACAGAAGATCTAATCTACACCCCTAACATTGTTGATCTGCTAACAGAGCAGCAATGTAAAGAGATTGGGATGCAGGTAGTTAAAGACTACGAAGCTGACCTTCTTAGCCGTTCCTCTTGGGAGCGTAAAATGGAAGACAGCATGAAGCTTGCGCTTCAAGTTGCTGAAGCCAAGAACTTTCCTTGGCCTAATTCCTCAAACATTAAGTTCCCCCTAGTAACCATTGCTGCACTGCAGTATCACGCTAGGGCTTACCCTGTTCTGATCAATGGCGATACTCCCGTTAAATGCCGTGTAATTGGGGAAGACCCCGATGGTGAGAAGACTCGACGGGCAGAACGCATTGAAACTCACATGAGTTATCAGATCATGGAGCAGGATGAGGATTGGGAATCTGAGATGGATAAGGCTCTTATCTCTCAGCCAATCATTGGTTGTGCTTTCAAGAAGACCTTCTTTGATCCTATAAAAGGATACAACATAAGTGAAAACATCCTTGCTAAAGACCTTGTGGTCAACTACTGGACTAAGAGCCTTGATACAGCACCTCGTATTACTCACGTTCTCTATTACTCAAAGAATGACATTTATGAGCGTGTAGTACGTGGACTGTGGTCTGATGTAAGTGAGACTCGTCCAAACGTAAACAATGTTGGGGTAAATAACAACACCCTTCAAGCAGCCCAGAACAAAGCTCAGGGGATGAACCCCCCAGAATCAAACGATAAGAGTACTCCGTATGAGATCTTGGAACAGCATTGCTACATTGATTTTGATGGTGATGGTTATCAAGAGCCCTACATTGTTTGTGTTCGTAAAGACACTAGAAAAGTAGCTAGGATTGTAGCCAGATACTTTGAGACCAGTATCAAGAGGAGTGTCAAAGATGAAATCCTCAGTATTGAACCAGAAAGATGTTTTACCAAATATCCTTTTATTCCTTCTCCTGATGGTGGGTTTTATGATCTTGGTTTTGGGGTTCTTCTAGGGCCTCTGAATGAGTCAATCAATACTCTGATTAACCAGCTTGTAGATGCAGGAACGATGGCTAATACGGCTGGTGGATTTATGAGCCGTGGCATCAAACTTAGGGGTGGCAATCTTTCTTTTGCTCCTTTGGAATGGAAGCACGTAGACACAACTGGGGATGACCTTAGAAAAGGGATCATGCCTTTGCCAGTAAGGGAACCTAGTCAGGTTCTCTTTACACTTCTTAATCTGCTAATTAACTACGGCGAACGTACTGGTGGTGCTGTAGATATTTTGGTAGGTCAAAACCCAGGACAGAACACACCTGCTGAAACTACCCGAACAATGGCAGAAGAAGGTAAGAAAGTATTTAATGGCATCTTTAAAAGAACTTACCGTTCCCTTAAGCAAGAGCTTCGTAAAGAGTACCGACTTAACCAACTGCACGTAGTAGAAGATTCTATGTTTACTTCGGAGGCCAACGGAAAGGGGGTGATTCTTGTTAAGGACTATGAGGGTGATTCAAGTGATGTTCGCCCTAGTGCTGATCCTAGTATTACGTCTGACTCCTTGCGCTTACAGCAAGCAATGGCAATTCAGGCAGCAGTTCAGACTAATCCAGGACTTTACAATCGGTATGAAGCTGAGAAACGTTTCCTAAAAGCTCTGAAGGTTCCAGACATTGATGCTCTGTTGCCTGATCCTGCTGGCAAGAATGCTATTCCTCCTGCAGGGCCTGACGTTAAAGTTCAGATTGAACAGATCAGAGCACAGACCAAACAGGCTGAAATGGATCTGCATCTCAAACTTGGTCTGCTCAAACTAATGAAAGAAGCAGAACTTAGCCAAGCTAAGATACAAAAACTGGAAGCAGAGGTAGCTTTCATTGGTGCAGAGATACAAAGTTCAGCACGGGATCACAAGATTAATGAAGTTAATGCAGCAATAGCTTTGCAAAGAGAACGTAGGGAAGGGCTTACAAGTAGTATAGATACCATGACCAAGGTGTTTGACCAGATGAAAGCTAACCAACCTACAGGAACCCCAGAAATCCCAACCGTAGAAAGCTAAAGGACTAAAAAGCAATGGAACCAGTAACACTAGATGGATTTGAGGAATGGAAAAGCTCCCCAGTTACCCAGAAGTTCTTTAAAAAGCTTGTTGGGGAAAGGGAAACCATGAAAGAAGGGCTGATAAACGATGTTTATGAGCACCCAGAGCTAGTAAAAGGTATGTGCAGGGCAATAGCTAATATTTTAGATATCACTTATGAGGAACTTTATGACGCACCCAAGCAATCCTAGTGGGATTAACCCAGCGGGACACAGAGTTTTGGTACTTCCCAGAGAAATTATGGAAAAAAGTGCAGGTGGAATCATTTTAGGTACGGATAACCAGCGAGAACGTGAACAAATGGCAAATACCACAGGTGTGGTAGTGGCTATGGGTGACACTTGCTACGACGATATGTCTATTCCCTGGTGTAAGGTAGGCGATAAGGTAGCTTTTGCTAAATACGCAGGGCTGCTCTACACAGGTAGGGATGGAGTGAAGTATAGGATGGTCAATGATGGTGACATTACGGCTACTTTAGATGAAGACGTAGAACTGGTAGACCCTCACCTTAAAAAAGGTGCTTAAACAGTTATTTGACGAAGTTAGTGAACTAGGAGTATATGATGGCTGAGACTAAAGAGATTGAACAGCAAGAAGAAGTAAAGACTGAGATCCCAGAAGTAGATGAAAAGATTATCAAAGAAGCATCCTCTCAAGGGTGGGCTCCTAAAGATAAGTTTCATGGGGATGAAAAGGATTGGGTAGATGCTGAGACTTTTGTTAAGCGTGGTAGGGAGATTCTTCCTATTCTTCGAAAGAATAATGAGAACCTTCTTAAAGAACTTAACCAGACTAAAGAAAGTCTGAAAGAGTTTAGAGTTGCAGCAGATGAATTTCATAAGTTCCAAAAAGAATCTTATGAACGTAAGGCAAAGGAACTTGAACTAGAGGTAGTTAATCTTAAAGCTGCGCGTGCCCAAGCTATTACAGATGGTGACGGACAGAGGGTTAATGCTTTAGATGATGCAATAGATTCAGCTAAAGAAGAAGCAAAGACTGCAAAGGATAATGCTGCTAAAGAAGCTCCAGTACGGGGTGCATTGCCAAGTGCAGTTGATCCAAAGCTTCAAGTTTGGTTGGACAAGAATGAGTGGTTTGGAAAGGATAAGAGGATGACTTCTATGACCAATGCCATAGGAGAGACCCTTAGACTTGAGAACCCAGGACTAGCTGGAGATGCTTTTCTTACTAGGCTTGATGAAGTCCTAGCTGAAGAGTTTCCTCAGAAGTTTGGAAAAGAGGAAAAGCGTACCCCAAATTATCAGCTTGAGTCGGGTAGTGGTAGGGGCAAGGGAGGTAGTGGTGGGAACAGTGGTAGTAAAAGGTCGTATGACAATTTGCCAGAAACAGCTAAAGCAGCCTGTGATAGGTTTGTAAAGCAGAAGTTGATGACAAAAGAAGCATACGTTGCTGATTACGACTGGTCTGAATAACACTTAGATAATGGAGAACACTATGCCCCGCGCATATACGCTGCAAGAAAAGAGAGAGAAGAGTTTGGAAGCAACACAAGAACGCATCAACCCTACGCCAGAAGTAACACCAGCTAAAGATGGTGCTGTGCGCCGTAAGCGTGGTGTCTTTAATGGCACATCAAGTAAGTTGAAGGTTGATGGAACTATTCCTGGTTATCATTTGCATATTATGAATGATGACAAGTCAAGGTTAGAGTTAGCTACAGAAAACGGATATGAGTTTGTTACTCCGTCTGAGATTAAGGGTGTATCCGAAAACGTGACTTCACGTAACGGAGATTTAGGAGATAGCAGAGTGCGCTTCTTAGTTGGTACACACGATAAAGGTGAACCAATGTATGCGTACCTGATGAAGATTAGGCAAGAATGGTATGAGGAAGATCAAGCCGAACTTCAAAGCAAGAACGACATGATTGATACTGCAGTCCGTGGTGGCAAGATTACAGGTGAGAATCCTGCGTTCTATGTCCCTAGGGATGGTATCAAACTATCCTGAAACCCTATCCATATTGGAGACTTAAATGGCAAACGTTGCAAAAATTAACGGTCTAAGCCCCGTTAGTTACCTGAGTGGAGCCGTGTACAACGGTGCTGCTCGTATGTACGCCATTCCTACAGCGGATACTATCTGCTCTTATGCTATCGGAGATATTGTTACTAGCTACGCTTCCGGTGGTTCTGATGCAAACGGTATCCCCTACGTGCAAAAAGTACTTGTTGCTGCGGCATCAAGCTTTGTTGCTCTGGGAGTGATTGTTGGTATTCAAACGGCTGATGCTGGTGTTTCCCTTGTTGGGAATACCCTTAGCCTTGAGAATACCTTTATCTTGGCAGGATCACGTACCGCTGTTCGATACGTGTATGTTGCTGATGATCCTAACCTTCTGTTTGAAGCTAGTTGCGGTACGACTGCTACCAACTTGGTTGCTTCTTGTGCTCGTCTGAATGCTGGTATTGGTTCTAACACGGGTACTGATGTCACGTTGGCAAACAGTCAAGCACTTACCCCGTCTAACCAATTCTCAAATACTTGCATCCCTAGCGCAACTATCTCTACTTCTAGTTCGCTTCCGATTCAAATTCTGGGTTTGGTACAGAGGACTAACAACGCATTTGGTGCATACCAGCGCGTCCTTTGCCGCTTTAATACACACGAATTCGGTGCGCCTACGGGCCGTACTGGAACGTAACAGGAGACTGACATGGCTGGAATTATCACAACTGCAAGTCACCCCAAAGCACTATGGCCTGGTATTAAAGCATGGTGGGGTCAGACTTACGATGAGCATGAAACTGAGTATACGGATCTGTTTGACTGCGAAACCTCGGACAAGAACTATGAGGAAGACGTTCAACTGACCGGATTTGGTCTTGTGCCCGTCAAGAGTCAAGGTAGCGCGACTACGTATGACTCTGAGATCCAAGGTTTTGTGACTCGCTATACGCACGTTGCGTATGCAATGGGCTACATTGTTACCAAGGAAGAACTGGATGACAACCTGTATGAGCAAGTATCACGGAAACGTGCTGCTGCCCTTGCAATGTCCTTCCGTCAAACCAAGGAAAACATTGCAGCTAACGTCTACAACCGTGCGTTTAACAGCACGTACAAGGGTGGTGATGGTGTTGAGCTTTGCTCGACGGCACACCCGAATACGACTGGTGGCACGTTCTCAAACAAACCTGCAGTAGATGTGGACTTGAGCGAAGCATCGCTTGAGGATGCAATGATTGCAATCATGGGTACACAGAACGATCGGGGTCTCCTGATCGCTATTCAACCCAAGACTCTGCACATTGCTCGTCAAGAAGTATTCAATGCCCAGCGTATTCTCCATAGCACGTATCAACCAGGTAATGCCAACAATGACATCAATGTCATCAAGGCGGGTAACTATCTCCCAGGCGGTTTTAAAGTGAACCATTACTTTAGCTCAGCCCATGCTTGGTTTATTCGTAACTCGATTCCTGGTGGTACTGGGATGAAGTGTTATGACCGTGTTGGCGTGATGTTCGACCAAGACAATGACTTTGATACCATGAACGCGAAAGCTAAAGGGTATGAACGTTATTCGATGGGTTGGTCTGACCCCCGCGCTATCTATGGTAGCAATGGCCCGTAAAGACTGTTACTAGTAACATTCTCCCCCTGGAAGGGAACTAGACTGAAGACCTAGTTTTAAATGAGATCTTATACGCCCTTCCCTTTTTTAGTTGTACACTACGCACGGAGAGCTTAAATATGAGTTATCCAAGAGAAGAAGAAAAAGGCAAACGCCCCACTCCTTCTATCCCTAAACGTAAAAAGTAATTTTCTTAAATCACGCTAAGAGTTTCTTTCAAAAACTGAAAGCTCTACCTTAGAGTTCTAAACGGAGATTTAAAGTCATGCCTTCATACCTTACGACTGCATCTAACTATCCTGGTGGATTTAACAACGTAACCATTCGGGGTATGCCTGTTACGCAAGCACATCCTGGTCAAGTTTATTGGGTATCTAATGCCACTACCAGTGTTCTTCCTGGTCAGATTGGCGGTTCAGACGGTAATCCTGGAACCTTCAATGCCCCCTTTAGTACTATTGAATTTGCTGTATCTCGGTGTATTGCTGAGCGTGGTGATATCATATTTGTAAAGCCTGGACACGCTGAGACTATTGCTGATGCAACTACCTTGATTCTTGATGTAGCAGGAGTAGCAATCATTGGTCTGGGTGTAGGTAGTGCGCGTCCTACCCTGACGTTTACTACAACAGCAACTGCTAACATTCCAGTTACTGCTGCAAACGTATCTGTTAAGAACATCCTGTTCAAAGCTAACGTTGCTGCAGTTGCCTCTGTATTTACGGCTACTAGTACTAACACTCCTACTGACTTTACTGTTGATTCCTGTGAGTTTAGGGATGGTTCTTCTATACTTAACTTTGTCTCTATTGTGACTGGTAATGCTACAGCTAACAGTCTTGATGGCTTGTCGTTTACTAATAACGTTATTAGCAGCCTTGGTACTACTGCTGCTACAACGTCTATTAAACCAGCATCAGCTACTAATCGTATGACTATTTGCGATAACATTGGTGTTTATGCAGTTCTAAATGATACTGCTGCCATGCTTGCTACAGGCTCATCTAACGTTACTAACTTTGAGTTCTGCCGCAACAACATTACCCGTCCTAATACCTCGACTACTAGTGGTCTGGCAATTAGCACTTCAGGTACTGCATGGACTGGTCAGTGTACTGATAACCGTATTTTTGGGCTTAACAACACTGCACAGATTTGGATTAATACTGGTACTAAGCTTGGGTTTAACCAGAACTTCTGCCCGATTACTGGAGCTGCAGACAAGTCTGGACTCATCAATCCTGCTGCTGTTTAACCCACACTTAATACTTAAAAGGAATACTTAAAATGGCTAACATTGATCGTCTGGCTTATAACCGTGCAGGACAACTCTTTACTGCTGCTAACGTTGCAGCTAAAAGTGTTGTTGCTGTAAGCACCACTGCGACTGGTGTAATTCTTTACAACCCTGTAGGCTCTGGTAAACAACTGGCTATAGTTGATGTGGGCTGGGCATGGACTACAGTCCCTGCTGCTGTGCATAACATTGGTCTGGCTATTATGCCTCCTAGCCCCACTACCCTTAGTGGCCTTACCGCCATTGGTTCTGGTGTACTGAGTGGTAATGGTTCAGGTAATAGGGGTGCATCTGTTGCATTTGCTTATGATGCAGCTACTCTGCCAGTTGCCCCTGTCATGCAACGTATTAGCTTTAGTGCTGCTTGGGCATCTGGTGCTGGTGTCAATAGTGCTGCTCTGATTGACTACGTTGATGGTGCTCTGATGGTTCAACCAGGTGGTGCTCTTGTATTTGCAGTAGTTACTACGACTGCTATTGGTCTGGGCAGTGTTTCCTGGATTGAAGTTTAAGGAGTAATGAGATGGCCCAAGTCACCACAACGAAGCTGGTAGAGGGGAACTCTCATTTGATCATACGGATAGATCTATTGAGTGATGGTACGGGGGAACTACAGAATTATGTAGTTCTTTCTCCATCTGATCTTGATCCTCCCCGTCCTAACAACAACCCTGCATTTCGTATTATGCAGCTTTGGTATGGTCAGTCTTTGTTTGATACTTTCCTAGGGTTTGGAACATTGCAACCAGTTAATGTATGGACTATTGCAAAAGACTGCGACTCTCATGTAGATTTCCGTAGCTTTGGAGGTTTGGTAGATTTAAATACCACTCCTCCTAGCGACGACAACGGAAGGTTTTGGATTAGTACTAAAGGGTTTGCTGCTCCAGGTTCCCAAGGAACAATGGTTGTTGAATTGAAAAAAATCAACACAACTAATCCGTAATTAGGAGAGTAAATGAAACCCACTAAAACAGCAGGTAAAACTGCTTACGATAAGATTCAAGATGCTCGTCTTAAGACACATGAGAAACAAGCAATGGGTGTAGCTCATAAGTCTAAGAAACCAGCAAAACGAAGCTCATCTAAGTAATCTACATCTAAGGAGATATGAAATGAAAGAACCTAAAGCAATGGTAAAGAAAGAGATTGCCTTCTTTAAAAAGAAGGGTGCTCCTAAAGCTATGCTTAAGCATGAAATGGCCGAACAAAAGGCTATGAAGGGCTACGCTAAACCCAAAAGTAAATCCAAGTAAGTTCTTAGGAACATCCAGTGAGCTATCAATCTCGATGGGAGAGTGGTGACTGGATCACGATATGTGATGCTTGCGGTAAGAAATATAAGGCATCTCAACTGCGTCAACGTTGGGATGGCCTTATGGTCTGTAGCTATGACTTTGAGATTAGGCAACCCCAGGATTTTGTACGGGGTGCTGTAGACAAGATAGCAATACCTTGGGCTAGATCTGAAGCTAGTGATGAGTTTATAGCTATAAACTACACCACTAGTATTGGAGAACTTAATCCTCTAGCAGAAGATTTTAGTACTGCTGTATCTAAAATTGTTCCTAATGACATTACATTTGCGCCAGATACAGCTACAGATGAAGGGTTAGGACTTAGTTTCTTAGGTAAGTATTCTTTAGCTGGATCTGGAACTGCATCTGGGTATCCTCACACATTAAGTTTGTCTGAGGTATTTGTATCAGTTCTGTCTACAAACATAACCGTAGCAGAGACTCTGACACTTTCAGAAGTAGAAGTAAGAGCTGTTTCTAAAGTATCTAATGAAACAATTACTCTTACAGAAGTAGAACTTAAAGCAGCAGGTAAAGCTTTAGCAGAAACTTCTAGCCTATCAGAAGCATCTCCTAAGACTATCAATAAGGTTGCATCAGAAACAACAACACTTTCAGAAGTTGTTACAGAAGTAGAGTCTGAAGGTATTCTTGAAACATTGGCTATAGCAGAAGTTTTAGGTAAAGCCACAACTAAAACAATAGCTGAATCTGTTTTATTGTCAGAGGCAGTTAGCAAAGGTACTACTGAAACTATAGCTGAATCAATGACTCTTTCAGAATTAGTTATTTCTGATTTGTTGGTAAATAGATCTTTGGGTTCCCAATATTTAGGTAAAACTACGTTAGGATAATTGAACATGAACATTGAAAATACATCACTAGTTATTAAAGGTTATGTCCATATTGTCCTGACCGATGCTCAAGGCAATATTAAACAAGAAGAAGAAGGTGATAACCTTATTACTACAGTAGGCAAAGGTTTTGTAGCAACAGCTTTGATAACTGGTACTAGTATTACTTTTGGATATATGGCTGTAGGCACAAGTGCTACTGCTCCGTCTATATCACAAACTGCTTTGGTTGGATCTGAATTGGGCAGGGTTGCTTCTAGTAATACTAATCCAACTACAGTTACTACCCAGTTTGTAGGTTCTTTTGGAGCAGGTATAGGTACTGGAACCATTGAAGAAGCAGGACTGTTTAGTGCTGCTAGTGCAGGTTCCATGTTTAGCCGTTACCTGACTGGTACTTATGTAAAAGGTGCTACGGATACTCTTGCTATTACATGGACTATTACGGTGAGCTAATATGTCAAATGTACAATTTAGTAACTTTGCTGCAACAACTTTAGCCTCAGGTATTAATGCCAGTGTTACTAGTCTTACGGTATCTACTGGCACTGGGGCATTGTTTCCAACTCTTGCTGGAGCCCAATACTTTTATGCAGTAATAGTTGATGCAGCTACTGGTACAACCAGGGAAGTTATTAAAGTAACTGCAAGGTCAACAGATACTTTTACTATTACCCGTGGTCAAGATGGAACTACTGGAGCTATATTTATTGCAGGAGACAAGGTTGAGCTACGCCTTACTGCAGCAGGTATAGCTACGTTTGCTACTACTGAAACAGCACAGACTCTTGCAGGAGCACAAACGCTATCTGCTGCTTTGACTTATGGCGGTGTAACGCTGACAAATGCGGTCACTGGCACAGGCAAGATGGTGCTGGATACTAGCCCTGTTCTGGTCACTCCTAACATAGGAACGCCTAGTGCTGGTGTCATTAGTGCGTGTACCAGCACCGCTATGGTTGTAACCAATCCAACTATTACTAACTACGTTGAAAGCCTACAAGCTGTTGGAACGGTTGGTGCATCCAGCACGTTGGCTTTGACTACAGGAACGGTACTGACTGCAACCCTGACTGCTTCAACTCCGTGTACCTTCACTATGCCTACCGCTACGGCAGGTAAGTCCTTTATCCTGATCCTGACCCAAGCCGCTACGGGTATGACTACGGCAGTCTTTACTAGCGTGAAGTACCCAGGTGGTACTGCGCCAACTATCACAGCTACGGCCTCTGCAAAAGACATCCTTACATTTGTAGCTGATGGGACTAACTGGTACGGAACCTACGCACAGGCGTTTGCCTAATGTTTTCTGCTAAGAACGAACTCTTTACCCGTCCTTCTGGTGGATTTGTTATCCCCCGTTCCCTGCGTTTTCGGGCGAGTGCTAGTGCTTATCTGAATAGGACGTTTGGTACGCCAACAGATGTTAAAACGCAAACACTTAGTTTGTGGATTAAGCGCGGTCTTTTGGGGAATGGCGCAGCAGAATACTATTTGCTAACTTCGGGTTCTGGAGGAACAGAGTGTAGGCTTGTTTTTAACACCAATGATACTTTTACAGTTTTTTTAAACAACGTAACGTATAGAACTACAACACAAGTTTTTCGTGATCCTAGTGCTTGGTATCACTTGGTTTTTGTTTTGGATACAGCTAATGCAACAGCAAACAATAGGTTTTTAATCTATGTTAATGGAGTTGTTGTGTCAGCATTTAGTACAAATAGCGCAATTACTCAAAACGCAACTTTTAGTATGTTTAGCGCGGTGGCGCACGACCTGTGTCGGAGAATAGCTACAAGTGCAGATTATCTTGACGGCTATTTAGCTGAAGTTAATCTTGTGGATGGTCAAGCCCTAACCCCTTCATCCTTTGGCGCTACCAGCACCACCACAGGCGTATGGTCACCCATCAAGTACACCGGCACTTACGGTAACAACGGCTTCCACCTCGACTTCAACAGCTACGCTACTCAGGCTGCTCTGGGTACGGATACGTCAGGGAACTCCAACACTTGGACGGTGAATAACTGTTCGGTCACGGCAGGGGTAACGTATGACTCCATGATTGACGTACCGACTGTTACTGATACGGGTAGTAACTACTGTGTTCTTAATTATTTAGACCAAGGAACTACAACATCTACAGCCATGTCGGATGGAAACCTTAACTGGTCAAACAGTTCTGGCGCGTTCTGGAATGGGGCAAGGTCTACGTTTATTGTTCCAAAAACAGGTGAGTGGTACTGGGAAGCGTATATACGCGGCACACCTGCTGACGTTGGTTTGTGTCTTGCATCAGCAAATTTAAACACTACTGGATATAACGAAACAGGATCGTATTCTTACGGCGCGTTGAACGCTGCTTATAGATACAGTGGCGTAGATCAAGGCACTGTAGCAACCTACACAGCGGGAGATACAATTTCGTATTACGTAAATGCGGGAGTTGTGAAGGTTTACAAAAATAACAGTTTGATAGCTACGTGGTCACAAAACTTGTCAGCCCAAAGTGGTGATTATTTTGCTGACACTTTTACTAACAGCGTAACAAATACTGGCGTTGCCATGAATTTTGGGCAAAGGCCATTTACATATACTCCTCCCGGCTCCGCAAAGTCACTCAACACCTACAACCTTGCCGCTGCGTCTATCCTCAAGGGCAATGAGTACATGGATGCAACTACCTATACGGGTACGGGTGCATCGCTGAGTGTGACTAACGCTGGTGGATTTCAGCCTGACCTTGTGTGGGCAAAATCTAGGTCTGCTGCAACTGACCATGCGTTATATGACTCTGTGCGCGGCACTACCAAGCAACTTGAGAGCAATACAACAACTGCTGAGACTACAGAAGCAACTGGCTTGACTGCATTTGATAGCACAGGATTTACTGTAGGTGCATTAGCGCAGATGAATACCAGCGCGGCAACTTATGTTGGCTGGCAATGGAAAGGTGGCGGGGCTGCGGTAACCAACACTTCAGGGTCAATCACTTCATCTGTTAGCGCAAACACAGCGGCAGGACAAAGCATTGTTACCTATACGGGTAATGGTTCCGCTGGCGCAACGATAGGTCACGGTCTTGGCGTTGCCCCAAGTTTTATTATAGTTAAGTGTCGTGGTGCGGCTGGTGAGGAGTGGCCTGTGTATCACATAGTAAATGGCGCTACTGCGTATATGTATTTAAGTGCCACCAGTCCAGCGGCTGCGCCTAATGCCACGTTCTGGAATAACACCGCGCCAACCTCATCTGTATTTTCTGTAGGTACTAACACGGCGGTAAATTACAACGCTGTGACGATGTTGGCTTATTGCTTCGCCCCCATAGCCGGTTATAGCGCCTTTGGTAGTTACACGGGGAATAATTCAGCAGACGGGCCGTTTGTGTATTTAGGATTTAGGGCGCGTTGGGTGATGATAAAGCGAACTGATGCTGGAACACAGGCTTGGTGGATTCTTGATACTGCTACAGGAACTTATAACGTAATGAGCCTTGGACTAGCAGCAAATGATTCTGCTGCTGAATCCTCTGGAAATGCTTGGATGGATATAACAGCAAACGGATTTAAAATTAGACAGTCAGGTGTAGGAGCCAATGGATCAGGAGCAACCTACATTTATGCCGCCTTTGCGGAAAACCCATTCAACAACAGCTTGGCGAGGTAACTATGTTCTATCGTGAAAAATCAGATCAATACATCAATGAAGGTTCTTCCTTCGCCATAGATGGAACGACTTATCCTTCGACATGGTTGAACATGACCTCACCAGAAGATAAAGCAGCCCTTGGACTGGTTGAGGTAACCTCTGCTAACAGCCCTGAAGATGACCGCTTTTACTGGGTGTCAGATACATTGAGTGGTGCAGTCAGGACGTACACCAACACGCCTAAAGACCTTGATCCGCTTAAAGCTAACTGGGTCAGCCAGATCAACCAGACAGCCTACACAATGCTCCTGCCCTCAGACTGGATGGTTGTTAAGGGTATTGAAACAAGTACGCCCGTACCGGCTGATTGGGGTACTTATCGTGCTGCGGTAAGGACTACTGCTGGTACTACCATAACGGCTATCAATGCCTCAACTACCATTGCTGAACTGCAAACGGCTATCCAAGTAACGTGGCCCAATGATCCTAACTACATAGCGGTTGATGTGGTTGTTGAAGAAATACGATAATGAACAACCAAGACCTGATTAACGCGCTACTGGCTGGCGGCTTTACCGTCCTTGGATGGTTTGCGCGTGAACTCTGGTCTGCTGTTAAGGAACTAAAGGCCGACCTAGCCAAACTGCGTGAAGACCTCCCAAAGGACTATGTTGCGCGTAGTGATTACCGCGAGGACATCAGGGATATCAAGTCGATGCTGGGTAAGATATTTGAAAAACTAGATAGCAAGGTTGATAAATAACGGTAATCCTTTTAACAAACTAACTATCGTTAGGGCATTACATGAGTTCTAATTACTCTATTACTAGAGATCAGATTATTATCACTGCCCTAAGAAAGTTAGGTGCAGTTGAACCACAAGATACAGCATCTACTATTGATGCCAACATAGTAACTAACTGTGCTCAAGCACTTAACCTTATGGTTAAGCAGTGGATGACAGAAGGTATTAAACTTTGGACAGTTACTGAAATAAACTTTCCTCTGGTTCTTA